AATGGCAAACCCCGGGCCTTCAATGCTCACCGATTCAGGATCAACAATCTCAATTTCAATGCCCTGCTCATCTTCGGCCAATGCGTCGATGCCCTGTGGTTGCTGAAAGAGTGCTTTGTCGATGTTCGTTGCCATGTTGATCCTTAATAGTAGGCGGCTACGCGCCCACGGTAAATCTTGTCGTCTTTCTCATCCGAGTCCAGTGAGATAAATCCACCTTGCCTGAAGCGCAGCAGCGCCTGACTGGTCGTATCCACATAGTCGTCATTCTCGCCTACCGGGAACGCCGCCACCTCTTCGATGACTTCGCGTGCCCAGCGGGTATCCGGTGCCCAGATAATGCCGGAGGTAAACAAGTCTGCAATTGCGTTGACCCGCACCATCTTATCGTTTCCCCGGCTCGGCGTAAACTCTTGCACGGGTATGCCCATCGCCCGCAGCTCCTGTATCAGAGGCCCACCGGCGGCTTTCTTCTCCACGATAAACGCGTCCGGCTCCCACTCTTTCCAGTGTTTGAACGCAATTGCTTTCAGCTCAGGGAACGCCATCCTGTCCTTGAACGCGTCCAGCAAGATGACCTGCGGGGCGTTGTTTTCTTCGTCGTTGTACCAAACTCCCCAAGTTGTACAAGCCGAATAGTCGGATGTGCTTTTGGTCTCGTGGGCCGTGTCCCAGCTCTGAATAATGTAATCGCACTTGGGCGGCTCGTCTTTTTCCCAGATTCTCCAGCTCTTCCTGCTGATGATGGCCGACACGTCCGAGGTGGGCTGCTGCATGTACTGCGCGTTCCAATACCTCGGGTCCATCGACGACTTGGCGGACAGCAGCGAAGCGAGCGGCCACTGCTCCGGCCAGAGCGACTTCTCGTGGTCCGTGCCTTCGTGCAGTATGGCGGGTAGCTCCACGATCTCCCAGCGCGGGGAGTCCGGGTTCTTGACTTGGTAGTCGATCAGCCGCCCGGTCAGGTCCAGTGGGCCCCACCGGGTCATCACCACAATGATCGCGCCATTGGGCATCAGGCGCTGCAACGGGCCTGTCTGGAACCACGACCACGCCGTGTCAAACGCTAGACGACTGTTGGCTTTAACGTCCTGCTCAGAGTGCGGGTCGTCGATCAGGAACAGGTCAGCACCCCGTCCAGCCAAGGCTCCGCCCACACCGGCTGCGTAGTACTGTCCCCCTGTGTCAGTGCTCCATTTGCCTGAAGCCTTCTGATCTTGCGCCAACTTGGTGCCCGGGAACACGGTATTAAAGTCCTCGTCCTCCAGCAAATTCCTGACCCTGCGGCCAAAGTCTTCCGACAGGGACGCCGTGTGCGTGCCCATGATGATCTTCTTATTAGGGTAATTACCTAGGAAGTACGCCGGGAACAGGTAGCTGGAGAACTCAGACTTACCCATACGAGGGGCGATGTTGATGATGACGCGCTTCTTTTTGCCGTCGATCACGTCCTGAAAAATCTTGGCCAGCTTCCTGTGGTGCGGCCCAACCTTGAAGCCGGGGTACACCTTCTTGGCGAAGTCAATCATGTTAAGGCGCGAGTTGTGGAGCGCATTACGACTTTCACGCTCCTCAAACACCTCCAGCATCTCCATCAAATCCTGCTTGGCCGCTTTGGTCATCGTCGGCAACGCTGCGCGTAGGGCCTTGACCTCTTCCGGTTTCAGATTGAGCGCGTCAAGATTCATCGTCGGTGGGGGCTGGAGGTTCTTCGGATGTTAGTGAGTGCTCACTCTCATCTAGCGTGCTGGGTTCCACGTCCGTGATGTCTGCCGTGGTTTCGCCAACGGTGATGTCCACATCTATGACGTTGAGCAGCTTGTCGAGCTTGTCTTGGAGCTTCTGGTCGATCTCGGCGTCCGTCAGATCAGTCTTCTTGACCTCCAACCTGTCCGTGAACAGTGCTACTTCCGTCACGCGCCCAAGCATCTCAATGGCTTTAAGCCTGATCCGGGCGTCGGGGTGGTTGGTTTCCTCAATAATCTTGGCGACCGCCATGCCGCGCATCTGCTTGGCCTGCTCCACAAACTCCCAGTCGTATGCAGACAGCAGCGTCACCAGATGCCTGACGGACTCCGGCGTTTTGAGCAGCGTCAACTGGTTTTTGGTCTCGGCGGGGGTCGCATTGTTGGCCAGCGTTGCGAAAACTGTGCGTGCTGCCTTGGCTTCGGCCTCTTGCAGAATCTTTTGGTCGTCTTCGACGCCAAGTTTTTCCAGCCATTTGGTCGTATTGACCTGTGCGTTGAGTATTTGGTCGGGCGTTGCCCTGTCCAACCCGGACACGTCCTTGCCGGTGGCCTCAACCACTGGCGGCTCAAAATCTAACAAGTGATCCAACATGCGCGTAGTACCTTGCGGACTCGGAGCCTTTAATATACACTACTTTTTGAGTGGTGTCTGCGTTTTCGTAGTCATTGCTTCTCCTTGATGTACGCAAATACATCTTAGCCCGGCTTGTCCGGGCATTTTTTTGTCTGTGTATGTCTAACATTAGACATAGTTTCATGGAATTTTTGCAAAATTTTGTGGGGGTGAGTGTTTGGGGTAACTGTAAACTTTAGCGCTTGTTTTGATTTTGTGCCGTTTGACAAAAATGGGGATTATCGGAGGGGAATAGTGTTCATGTGGCACAGCTACCCCGCTCTGTAGCAGGCTTGGTGGGGGGTGGGTGGGGTTGACAGGTAGCCGTTTCTCCCCTGTGAGTGCTTCGGTGCTACCCCTCATAGTACAATAGAGTTAGCGGTTAGGGGAACTTAACCGCATCAACCCACGGGGAGAAACCTCCCCACCTTCAGAAGGACTTTTCAAATGTCAACAATCACACTCAACCTCTCGCAGTTTGCACTCGGCCTCGGCAACGCTGATCGCCTCACCCTTGAGGCATCCCTGCCCTTTCACAAGGCGTATCACAAGGCGGATGCAGAGGGGCAAGCGGCCATGCGGACGGACTTCGTGACATCGTATGTACAGGGCAACCTGAAGACGACACCTGAGAAAGCGGCCAAGATCGTGGCGCTGACACGGGCAGAGAGAAACGCCAAGGATGAAAAGGCCGTCAATGCGGCAGGCAAGAAGTTTGCGTACCACATCGTTCGGGCAGAGGGAAGCAACCTCAAAGAGGAGGAGGAAATCCCTGCCGAGTTGCTGAAAGCGGCGAAAGAGTTGGCTAAGCTGGCCAATGCGTACAAGAACGCTAAGTCCTTGGCTTCAAAGGCTATGGCTACTGCATTCGCCAAGTGATTCTGGGGAGAAATCTCCCCGAGTTTCTGTCAACCGGTACAAGCGGGAGGCTTGGCCGGTGTTTCTTTTCGTGTCAATCGCCGCCATCGTGCGGCATTTTTATTGGAGATATGACTATGACCCAAAACGAATTCCTCACCTTGTGCCTTGAGCACTGCGTAGACCCGAGCCTTGCGCTTGAAAACCCTGCAATTGTCGAAGCGCTCAAAGCCAGAGACGCCCAAGCCGTAGCAACCATCCTCACCAACGAATTCTGAAAGCAAGCCATGTACAAAGCCAACCTGTTTACCCGCCTGACCAACCGCTATGCGGACGGATGGCGACACCTCGACACCGAGGAATTCACCGGCACTGTCAAAGTGCTAGGCGTTACCCGCCAGACCGAGGGCGAGGGCTATGACGATGGCGGATCATACCGCTACCGAGTGGTCGCACCCTCGGCGCTCAAGGGCAAAGACCTGACTCGTGCCATCGGGCAGAGTCTCGGCGGCAGTGGATGCCGTCACGAGTACGACTGCTGTGGATGCGCTACCCATCAGGCGAGCGTCAAGCGTGTCAGCCCCCGTGAATACGCAGTGCGCGTCCGTGTCAGCTACAACTACTGAGTCGGGGAGAAACCTCCCCAAGAATCCGGTTAGCAGTCTGCCGTTCTCAGACTGCGCTTCAAGGAGTTAAAAATGAAACAGCACATCAAACATGTCGGCGTCTTGTCTCTGCCCTGCGGCGACTACGATCTATTCGACTACTACCCCACAGACAGGCGTGACTTCAAGATCACCTCGGCTGTCCCCGTGGGCAGACCGACCTGCGGCATCTCCTTTACCTGTGAGGCCAGCTTCGAGCGTTGGCTTGAGCGCAACATGGCGCCAGTACAGCAGGCACTTTTCTGATCTTGGGGAGATTTCTCCCCGCAGACAACAGGGTGCGATAAGACTCGGTACGGATTTGAGATAAGACTCGTACAAAATTGAGATAAGACTAAGTGTCCAGACCGTCCCTTCTTATCGCACTTTGTGCTAAGCACCCAGTACAGCCGCAACCCGCATGGATGCTAGGTTCTGGGGGGTAAGTGTCCGCACCCTCTATCTAAATCTTTATATATAATATATATTAGAGAGTGTGTATATGCGTTTGCTCGGGCTTTTGTTTTTACTTAAAGGCTTTGGCTATGGCTAGTTGTTTGTTAGATAGTGAGCTGGACACTTTCTGTCCAATGCCTTTATCCATGCGGCCTGCGGGGTGTCCAGACGCTTAGCACAACATGCGATACAATTCCCACTCTGTCCAAAACTCGGTATGAAAAGGAGATATGACTATGGATTTTCCCAAATCCTACCTGCGTATGAGCGAAAGCACCTTACGCAAAACCCTCGCCAAGCGTAAGCTACCGCTGGGATATGCTGAAGAACTCATATCTCAGGTGATGTCCGAGAGGCACAAGAAGTTCGCACATCTCGCCCGAGATACGCAACACAAGCGACTTTGGGGCGACCTCATAGCCCCTGCCAAGGCCGAACGCCGCATCGTGCAGAGGATGTTGAGTTTAGATTTAGCCAATAACAGCCCCGAACGCACCCTTGCACTGGAGGCTTATCTCATGGTGCTTGACGCCATCATCGGGCGGCTCGTACTCAAGGCCAACACCTCAGAGGAAACGCCCACCAAACTGGCGGCGGGGACAAATGTCCCCAACAAGGGAGAACACTGGGTGGACTGGATGCCGCCCAAGAAGATAGCGCTCATCAAGGAGTACTTCG